CCAGTGGCGTTGACATTGCGAATAGTCAGGTTTTCCAGTCTTGCATTTTCAATAGGTGTCAGCTTATATAGCCGAATATTTGCTGGAGTGGCAAACGCCTGCGTTATTGGCCAAGTGGTGTAGACCGTGTTGCTAATGATTGTCTGAATGCGGTTGACTTCGTACTCGTCAGCAACAACGTCGTAAAGCAAAATTTGATCACCAGCAGTCAGGCCTGCTGGGCTTGCCATCGTGATCGTCCAAGTCAACGGCACCACGGCTGCAGTTACGCTAGAGATTGCAGAACCCGTTGTTCCCAGAGCGCGCAATACATAGTCTGCGACATCGCCAGTAATCCCGCCACCGTTACTAGCAAACAGAGTCTGGTTGGAGTTGAGGAAGATTTGCTGCGTAACTCGGCAGTTTAGGTCAAGAAAATCAACGTCCTTTCCTGTTGCAATAGCCGCAATCACAGCCACCGTATCATCCGCAACCCCATCCCCCACAGCCCCGAAGTCCTTGACGCTCACCACATCCCGCATCTTGCTCTGCGCAGTGCGGACGACGGCTCCGGAGCCGGCCTGCAAGAACGAGATATCCGCAGACGAGATGATCAGCGCCCCGTACCGCTCCGTAGCCTGCGGAGCCGAATACAGCACACTCCCGTTCTTGTTCTGCACCTGAATCGAGTAATCGCTGTTCACATACAGCCGCGCAGGCGTACCAGCGTTCACCGGATACCCGCCACGGGTGCGCACCGGCAGGGCCGCAGGCTGCGTCAGCGCAGCGTCCCAGTACACCGCGATGGGGTTGCCGATGGGCGGCAGATTCGCCACCCCGATCCAGATGTAGCCGTCTTCGAGGGGCTGGCCGTCGATGTCGGTGATCGTGGGGAACGGGGGCTGGATGCTGAGGGCGGTCATGGTTGGGGCTCCTGGGGGGGATTACTCGAATTGCAGCGCGTCCGCGCCGATTACGCCAGCGGCAGCGGGCACGGCGGGGCCAATGCGTGATGGCCTGGCCGCTTCAGCGCTGCGGCGCAAAGAGTTCTCAATGGCCTGCCTTGCGGCTTGTGGATTGGTCCAGATCATGTACGCAAGTTCGTTGGCAATTTTCTCTTCGACCTTGCGCTCAAGTGTAGTGAACGTGTTGCGGATGATAGACGCAGTAGTGTTCAAGAACTGGACATCCAGCGGGCGAATGGCGCCTTGTCGGACGCCTTCCTGCCTGCCGATTTTCCCAGGCGTTGGCTCGCCGACCTTTGCGCCTCGCTCTGCCAGTTCGGCGATGGACTTCATGCGCTCGACGTCATCGATAACCGGCGCCAGTGCCGTCAGTTGAGCTTGGGTGAACTTACCCTTTTGCAGCAGAGGCGGAATGCCTCGTACAGACTGCATCTCCGGACGCGCACTCAAGTCCCGGATCTGGACTGCGGCCTTTGCCCGCGACAGGAAGGAATCGGCGATGTCGTTGCCGAGGGCAACGCGATATGCCGCGTTCAGCGTGCCATCCTCTTTGGTCAGCATCTTGAGAGCTGCCGCAGGGTTTCCGCTGTCGATCGCGTTTGTCAGTCGAGTCGCAATCACGCGCCGAATGGCATCCTTCTCGATGGTTGAGGCTTTTTTCATTGCCACGCCCATACGGTTCTGATCGGACAGCATGAAGTCCAGCATTTCCTGCGGCGTGCGTGTCTTGTCGAAGCCGCCACCTAGCTCTTTGATCTTGGTAAGTGCCCGCTCCATCGTCGCCGACTCTGCCTCGATCTCCGCCAGCTTTGGCCCAATGCCCACGCCTGCGTCATCCAATTTCTTGAGCACGGCCGAGTTCTTCGTCAGAAACTCGCGGGCCTTGGCTTCGCTGATGACGCCATCGGCAGCGACTGTGGACCGGAACTTGGTCAGCACCCCGTCGCGCATAGCCTGGAAGGCGCGCGCATCGCCGGCAAAGGTGCGCAGGAAGTTGTCCGCCGTGTCCTCGTTGAAAAAGGCGTCGACAACCTTGGTCGGGATTAGCGCCTGCTCAGCAGTGCGTCCAGGCCGCAGGATGTTAAACGCCGGCCCCTGACGGAATCTGGGCGCGTAGATTTCGCGGTAGTTGGCCAGAGCTTTGCCGTATAGATCCTTCGTCTCTTGGGAAAAGGTGCTGGACCCCTGGACTGCGTTATCTAGGCTTGCATGCAGCCCCTTGAGGTTGCTTGCTGTTGTGGGGTCCAGGCTGCCTACGCCTCGCGCGGCATTGGCAATCGTCTTGTTAATTGCCTTGCGAAGATCATCCAATTCTTGTAGGGTAGCCGTCGCCGCTTGCCTGATTGGCCTGCCATCTGGCCCAAGGATTTGAGGCCCGCTTTGTGACGCTTTTTGGTACTTGAGGAGATCGTCTACGATTGGCGCAGTTTCTGGCGCAAAAGAACTCAGCGGGCGCCCCAAAATGCGCTCAGCTTCAGCAACGACTCCGTCGATATTGGTTTTTGCCACACCAGCAGAGTCAAACGCTGCCTTGTAGGCGGGGCGAATTGTGGTCGACCTCAGCTCGTCTTGCAGCTCCTTGGCAACCCGCGAAAGCATCTGCCCAGGCTCTTGCATGCTTTCCGGCAGCGTCCGGAACTGTGCGCCACGCACGACATCCAGCGCAGCCTGCTCTTTTGCAAGCTCGCCTTGAATCTGGGTTTGCACGCGACGCAGGTCTTCAATGGCGCCTGGCGCCAGTACGCTGCCTTGCGACTTAATCTGCTCTTGCGCTCGCGCCAGTTGCGCTTGTAGTGCGCCCACGCGACGCTCAATCTGGTTGCCAATCTGCTGGTTCAGTGCCGGCGATGCCGATTGCAATCGTTCGGTCAGTGTCGCCAACGTTTCGGTTGCACGTCCGCCGCCGGCCTCAATCGTCTCTGGAAGCGTCCGTTCAAAGCCCGGAGTAGCCGCCGCGCGACCGCCCCGCGCAATGGCTTCTGGTGCCTCCTGCAGATACTTGCCCAGCGTGTCGGCAAGGATGTCTTCCGAAAGCTCTTTGGTCTGGCTAAATGGCTTGACAATGCCGTCGTACAGCCCCTTAATGACCGCGCCAACAGGCCGCGCCACAACCGGCAAAACTGCGCCAATTGCGGTACCAGTTGCCGCGCCTTCGGATGTGCCCTCAGTGAGCCCAGCCGCCGCGCCACCCGCAACGCCACCGCCTGCTGCCCGCATGCCGACGCCTCTGGCGCCAGTCAGGCCACCAGCGCCTTGCGGACCGAACCCACCTGCGGCCACGGCTTCGCCAAGCCTGGTTGCACCTGCGGCCCGCAGGCCTGCGCCAACAGCAGGCCCCGCGCCAAGAGTGCCCGCAATCTGACCGGCTGTACGCATGCCGGTAAAGCCTGGCGCATTGACCTGAGCCCCCATCTCGCCCATGCCGGTAGTGATTTGCTGCTGACGCTCACGGAATCGTTCTGGAAGCGTGCCGATCGGCGCAGCGCCACCTGCGGACGTGGTGCGCGCGGCCTCAACCAGCGTCGAGCCGATGTCGGCCGCGCCCCGCAAAAGACCCAGCAGTTCATTTCTGGCCGCTTGACTGAGAGTCTGTCCTTCTGGGGCCTGCAGTAGGTCGATCAATCCCCTCGTCCACCACGGACGCTCTGCCTGTTGCGCAGCAGGTGCCTGCGGCTGCGGCTGCGCAGGTTGCATATCCGCGCGCACCCCACGAAACGCTCCGCCAACAGCGCCTTGCGGGGGCGCTGATTCAGGCGCAGTAGTTGTTGCGGCCCTCGGAGTGGCTCGGGCGATTTCGCGGTCGATAACTTGCAGGTTTTCTACTGCGCTCTGATCGCCGGCCTGTGCCTGTTGCGCAATCTGTTCTCGCTCGGCCTGCAGGATCTGAAGGCGGCCTTGATCACGCTCTGCCTGGACTGCTGGATCTACGCGAGTTTCTGTTGTTGCGGGCGCAGGCGCAGACTGTTGAGTCTCCAAAAAGCGCAACACCTCGCCAGCGCTGTACCCAGACTGAATTGCTTGCTGAACACGCGGATCGCGCTGCGACAAAAACGACGCGATCTCGTCGTCGTTGTACCCTGCGCCGCGCGCAGTCTGGATCTGGGTGCGTAGATCAGCCACGGCTTTTCCTCAACGGAAGATGTCGTTCAATGAAGGCCGGGGGCCTCTTGGCGCGGTCGCAGGCGTCACTGGTGCCGCTTGGGTTGCTGGCGGCGTTATGGTTGGCATAGGAGCAGTGGACCAAACACTCTCGGGAACAACGCTTGCAAAAGGCTTTAGCGGTGCGTAGTCAAAAATAGACTTTGCGCCCGGACCCTCTTCGTATGCCTCTTGCGCTCCATCAAATGTTCGGTTTTCCCTTCTGTACTTTTGCCAGAAAGTGACAAGTTCACGGTTTCGCAAAGCCATAGCCCTTGCGTGCGCAATCAAAAACTTGTTGGCCTCGCGTGTATTGCCAAGCGACGCAAAAGTCTGGTCAATGCGTTTAGCGTCGTTTTCGGTTTGCGGACCCTTTTGTTCAAGCTGCTTTGTCAGCAGAGCACTTCTGGATTGCGCCAAAAACAATTGAGCGTTTGTTGCAAACCTTGTTGCGTCTTGGACTCCAAGCGAAGACAAAACGCTTGCGGCAGCCGCTTTCCATTCTGTGCCAAAACCAGTTTTGAATCCATCATCCAGAACCTTTTGAGCAACATCAAGATTGGCAAGCTGCGATGTTGACAGGTCTGCTTGCTCTCGAATTTTGTCAAACCGCGCGACCAAGGATTTACCAAAAGCGCCCGCCTCGGCTTCGCCTTGGATGGTAACTGCAGTCTTTGGGGCCTTGGCTGCGGCCAGATCCAAAAGAGCCCGTTGTTGATCAGCCGGCAACTTGGTTGAGCCAATCGCGGTGCGAAGCTCTGGCGTCAGTTCAATGCCGCCAGCGACCTTTTCCTCCGCCGCTTGAACGCGGGCCTGAACCTCGGCTTTTTGCGCCTCTGCTTGCGCGCGCCGCAGATCGGCCGCAGCTCTTTCTTGAGCGGTGGTTGCTGTTGCTTGAGCTGATATGGCGTCTGCCACTGCTTTGTCGGCCTTTGCCACAGCCTCGCGTTGAGCTTCCGGGGACAGCGGCGCCGCCTCCTTCATCCCCAGCGTATCCGCAACATTCTTTGCCACATCGGCAAACTTGCCGCCAAGGCCGGACATCATGCCGTACATTCCTACAGCAGCAGCCTTTGTGTTTGTTTCAGCTGTTTGAAGAATGGCTTGTAGGCCCTTATCTTGCGGGTTTGCGGCAACTCGATCTCGCAGCAATTTAAGGCCGATTTCTGGGCTTTTGTAAAGCGCAACCATCGTCTGCCCCATAAACCCAGCGTTTGCCTGCTGCTGCGCTTCCGGCATAGCCTTGATCTGTGCCGAGGCCAGATTTCGATACTCCGCAGACCCAGACGCCTCGCCAAACCTGAGCCAGTCGGCAACGGTCAGCGGTTGGTCTGCCTTCGCCTTGCCATAGAAATCCCGCAGAACCTCCTGACGCTGGCGCTCTGCTTCCATCTTCTGCTGCATCGCCTGAGCTTGAAGCACCCGCTGCTCTCGCTGCGCCTGCATTTCCTGCAACGACGTGCCGAGCTTCAGCCCGCTCACCAGCGACTCAAACGCGCTGGGAACTTGGATGCCGTAATTGATTGGCTGGATCATTTCAGCCCCTTCCATAGAATGCTGCACGCTCTGCCGAGGTCAGCGGTTTTCCGCCGCCACCCCCAAACAGCGAGCCCCCAGTGGACAGATTCAGCCCCACCAACTGCCCCGGCAGCGCAGCCAGATTCGCAAACGGCGCAGCGCCATCCAGCACACCGCCAGCCTGCGCCGCGCCTTGCTGGGCCAGCAGGTTGCCGATGTTTGCTGCTGTGTTCGCCCCAAACTGCCCGGTCTGGGCTGCCGCATTACGCCCGCCGCCGGCCAAGTCGCTGGTGATATTCAGCCCCGTGCCAGCCAAGCCCCCCAGCCTGCCGTACGTCTGCTCGATCGCCTGCTGGAGCATCTGCGGCCGAAACTGCGCCAGTGCCGACTGGATGTTGCCGCCGCGCAGCCCACCCGTCGCAGACGCGCGCGCCAGCATGGCCTCCTCGCCCTGCCTGACGGTTTCTTGGAAGCCGGGAGAGGTGCTGATACCCTCCAGTGCCGCGCGTTGCGCCTCGGGGCCGCTAAGGCCCGCCAAAGCGGCTTGCTGCTCAAAGGCCCGCTCGCCGGCAGTGATGTAAGGCGCATATCGCCCAAGCGCAACCTCGCCAGCCTGCCGATACGGGGCCAGCATCTGGTTGATCGCGTCGAACTGACGGCGCTGCTCGGCAATCGCTTCGCGCGACATGCCGGCCTGGATCTGCGACGCCTCTTCCGCAGCATCAGCCTGGATCAGGCCGCCAAGCAACTGGCTCCCGCCCAGCGTCAACAGCGTTGAGAAAAAGTCCATCTCAGCCTCCTAAATGGCCGCTGGACGCCTGGAACTCAGCGGCGTCGATTGTGTCACGATTCATCGTCGTCTTCCTCATCTTCTCGCGGCTCCCACGCTTGGCATGAGCGCAGATCGTGGCAGACGAAATTCAGTTTCGTGCAGTGCCCGCGAAACCCAGCGTTCACATCCCACTGATTCCACGGGATGCTGTCCATCTGCACCTGCTTGGCAACCGAGTTGTCGTAATACTCGCAGTTTGAACACCGACGTTTACGGGCCCGGGATTCGTTGACGCCCAGCGCCTTGCCCAGCGCAACCCAATAGGGCTTGTTCGCGCCACGCTCGTTCGTCGGCTTTTCCGGCCCCAGCATCCAGTCGCGGATGGCGGTCTCGGTGTTCTTGCGGTTCTCGGACGTCGTGAGAAACGGCTCCGGAATGCTGCCGAGGATCATCAGCGTGGGCATTTCAGCGTCTTCCATTACGTCAGCTCCCGGCCAGATACTCGCAGCGTCAGCGCAGTGGCGGCCGACGCGAGCGTGCTCAGAAAATCCCCGGAACTCAGCACCTGGCCCACCAGTTCCGGGCAGGTGTAGGTCTCGCCCGGCTGCACTGCGCGGGCGTCGATCACCAGATTGGCATTGCCGGCAGAGCCGCCGCTGGTCACCAGATTCGCGCTGAACGTGCGCGAAACGGTATCGGTGTTGGTCACCGTGGCTTTGTCAATGATCGCGCGCACGCCAGGGCCAGGGCTGTACTGCGTGGTCTGCACGGCCTGCATTTGCAGCGGCGGGACGAGGACTTTGACGATGACGCTCATGGCTGCTCTTTACTGTTGGACTTGAATGACGCTCAGCAATCCGCAGGGCGATGCCGGGGCAAACGCTGTGGCCGCTACGGCGGTGGGCTCTAAGCCTGTATCGTCCACAGCCCACATGACCTCGATAAAGTCTCCCGCCGCAAGCGAGAACACCTCGTTGTTCGACATTACCAGATACCCGTTGCTGTCGCTCAATGTGCCGATAACTGCGCTGTTGGGGTAATCGGTTGTGCCGTTCAAACGATACCAGACCCACGCAGCTTTGGTGTTGGAGTTTCCCGACGTAAACTGCATACGAACGTCAAATTGATACAGTCCCGCCTCAGAGACAGTGACTTCCGTGTTGTTGATGCCGCCGATTGTCACGCCCTTGGCTATTTCAACGTTGTCCCACTCCAGTTCGTAGGCGGTGCTGGCGGCAATTGGAGTCACGCCCGTGGTGTTCGTGAACTCGCCGTAATACTTGTCCTCGGTGACCGTCGGGCGCACCATGATCTGCCCGTCAGTAGCGTCCACATCCAGCACGGAAGCCACTGAAATCACGTTGTCAGGCGCTGTCGGCTTGACGTTGGTCAGTGCGCCAGCCGTCGATGGGCTGGCCCACAGCAAATCACCCACGCTCCACGTTTCGCCCACAGGCGTGCCGGTGGTGTCGATGCCCGAGACGCGGCCGTAGATCGTGGCAAAGCCAACCTCGCCGTCGTCTAGCGTCTGCGTCAAAACGCCCAGAAAGTACAGATTTGGCGCACTGCCATCAGCCAGATAGGGCGCTGCCTCGATCCGCAACAGGCCGTTCACGCCGGCAAAGCCCACGACCGAGCCATTCGGTATGGTCACGCCGGTGTTGTTGATGACGCGCATGTAGGTTTCTTGGCCCACCTGCTGGATCACGTTGTCAGCGTGCCCGATGTTCAGCGTATCGTCCAGCAGATTCCAACCGACGCGGCCATCAGTGTTGCCGTAGGGCGCGGCGCGGTTGAGGTCGATGTAATCCGTCACGACCGAGTTGTTGTTCTCGATCACGGGCGCTGCACCCAAGTCGCAGCAGTGCTTCGACGCATCGGTGTGCTTCTGTATCACGGGCGCCGTGGCCAGCATCTCCAGCGCATTGGCAATGCGGTTCAGCGCATCCAGCGCCTGCACTGCCTGCTGCCCTGCCGTGCTGGCCGTGATCGCCAGGTCCACCAGCGTCGTCGGCTCCAACTGGTTGACGTCGGCGAACAGGCGCTCGAACTGCTTGATCTGCTCGTGGTTCTTCAGGAACGTGGCGAGCTGATCGCGGGTGAGGTTGAGCTTGTTGGTAGCCACAGGCCCGCCCTCAGTAATTCAGCGCTTCGATCTGGGCTTCCAGCGCGATCGCGCCGATGTGCGCCGTGCTGTCGCCCCGGAACCGCTGCATCCGCCGCTGCCGCATGAAGCCCTGCCGGCGCCAGACGAGGCGCTTGGCGCGGTTGCCCGTGGTGCCCACAGTGATGAAGTGGTCCTGCCCCCACGTCACGCCGTCCAGTGAGTAGCTGGTGGCGATCTGCGGATTGAGACCGATGGCCACGCTGCCGGTCAGCGCGACCAGTTCCAGTTCGTGGACCACCGCGCCCTTCGTGCTGTTGTAGACAATCGGGGTAGCAAACTCCCACCGCACCGTGCTGCCCCAGTGACTGCCGATCGTGTCCACCAGGTAGCCCACGGCATTGGACTGCGGATCGCCCACCAGCCACTTGTCGTAGCACCACACCAGGTTCTGCGCCCGGTACCGCGCGAAGCCGACGACGGTCGACGTGAGCACGGTCCAGACCTGCTGCTTCAGCTCCGTGCTTGCAGCCGCGTCGTAGACGATGGTGCGATCCGGCAGGTGCAGATACAGCAACTGGTGCGAGCGGTAGTTCCGCGCCTCCATCCGGCACAGCGCAAGCTGCGCCTCGGTGTAGGTCGCCAGCAGCTTGTCGATGTCCTGCGTGCTGATCTTCTGCGTGGCAGAGTTGCTGCCCAGGTAGATCGCCGGCTCTTCGTTAAACCCGCCGCCCAGAAACGCGATGGCCTCGAGGAACACGCAGCAAGTGTGCGTGCCGATCGTGCCCTTCTCGATCTGCGCCCCGGCAATCAACTGGAACGGAAAGCCCGAGCCGCCCACGTTGTCGAACGCCTCGACCGTGTGCCGGTTCAGCGCGTAGACCTCGTTGCGCACCTTCAGCAGCGCCTTCACCGGGTCCGGGTCAACCTCGCTGCTGCCGTAGCGGAACGGGTCCACCGCCAGCGGGTTCGTCAGGTCCGTGACCACCAGGAACTCGCCGTCCGTGGTCATCCAGTAGCCGTCCACCCACACGACATCCAGCACGACGCCGAGATCCGGGTCGGTGTTCTGCGTCAGCGTGCCGGCCACCGGATCCCAGAAGAACAGGTTGCCGTTGGACGCGATGCCCAGCAGGTCGAAGCTGTAGTCCATCGTGACCTGCTGGCCGTCGCTGCCAACATCACCCAGCACCGTCACCACGCCCGTGCTGCTGACTGTGACGAGCTTGGAGCCCATCACGCGGTAGCACACGTTGTTCCAGTTGATCCCGCCCCGATCCACCCCCGGCCCGGTGCCGTTGCCCACCACGCCATCCGCAGGCCGCAGATAGACGCTGCTCGCACCGCTGGCCATCGGCACGACGAGCATGTTCACCGGATAGCTGGTGCGCAGATCCGGCGAGGTGTCGGCGAAGATGCCTGAGACGATGGGGATTTGCATGGGTTAGGGGGTAGGGTGGCGGGCGGGCGGGGGGGTCATGGTTAGACAATCCCAGCCCACGCGCCGGCTCGCTTCATGTAGACCGAAGTGCCAGCCGCGCCGTCGCTGCGGAAGTAGAAGTCGCCGTTGTTGCCGTCCGCGTTGTTGGGCGCGCCCGCGCCCGCGAGCAGACCAGCAGATACTTGTTGCGCCCCGGTTGGCGTTCCTGGGTACATCTGCGCTCCAGCGTTGATGATGCCGGTTTGCGTCATATACGCATTACCCCAAGAAAACACTCCGTTCTTTGAAAAAGACCCGCTGAACACACCGTTCACCGTGACATTCAAAGCCCCGTCACGGTTTCCTGGATATCCGTTCCAGAAGGAGACATCAGCACTGGTCCCGGCCGTCGCGCCGAAGTGTAGTTGATTGGTGGGGCCACTGAGTTCAAGGTACGGGAAGTTCGCCTTGTTGGTGATGGCCGAATTGATGAGAACAATCTTCGAGCCTTGGCTGCTAACCGATCCGTCTGCATACAGAAAGGTGCATTGCTCCACCAGAATGTCGCCTTGCCCAGCAACTGACATATCAACAAACAGGTCTGGAAAGCCAGCAGTGCCTACAGTGCTTCGGCAACGGCGAAGCGCGCAGTTGCTGGACGCGGGGCCGGTCGGACCTTTCACAATGGCGAACTGGTAGTAACCCGGCGTGATGCTCAGGTCATAGACGCTGCAATCCTCGATCACGCTGTTTGTGACCGATTTTAGAATTACTGAACCAGATCCGGGCAGCTCAAAAACGCCTTGCCGCAAGGTCACATTGAAGGCCGCGCCGCTGGGGTTGGTGCTCTCAATCCACACCGACGGATTGCCCGCCGCACTTTGTCCGTTCGCGGTGCTCCAGAACTTCTCAATCACGATTGAGTTGACAGTCGTCGACGCAATCCAAATCGGCGGGTACAAGCACGCTGGCACATACACATACTCAAAATCGTGCATCCAAATTGAGAACACGCCGCCAGTGGATTGACCGTAGATCACGCATTTGTTCGCGTTGCGCTGTGCAAGGCAAACCACTGACATCTCAATCTTAGCCACAAGGCCAGCGCTTGACCAATCAAAAACGTGGCCGCCACCAGACTCTGACTCGATGAATAGGTCACGGAACGCGACTTCAGTGATTGCAGTTGCTGCATTCGTGAACACATTACCGGTGGTGCTGAAGAGTCGGCTGCGGTTTGGGTTATACGAAGCCAAGCCGGCCTTCATCGGCCCGGTGTATGTGATGCCGGGCTGCATCGGAATCGGTGTCGTGACACGGTACTGCCCAGGAGGGAAATACAGTGTGCCGCCGCCAATGCTGGCAAGGTAGTTTTGAGCCGAAATGATCGCGCTGCTGCTGCTCGCCACCCCGGTTGAGTCCGCACCAAAATCCTTGACCGACACAATGTCGCGCATCTTCGCCTGAGCCGTCCGCGTCACGGCCCCCAACCCTGCCTGCACAAACGTGACCAAGCTGCTGTCAAACCGCTCGGTTGCACTCAGCGCCGACAGAACGTCGTAACCGCGACGGTTGCGCACCAAGATGCTGAAGTCTGCATTCACATACAGCCGCCCCACGGCAGTGCCGTTCAGCGGATAGCCGCCGCGCGTAGTCACGGGCTGCGTGACAACTTGGGTGAGGGCCGCATCCCAGTACGCCGTGATGGGCGACGAAATGGGATTGTTGCCCGCAGTGCCAAGCCACACCTGGCCCTGCTCCAGCGGCTGGCCGTCGATGTCAGTAAAAATCGGGAATGGCGATTGGATTGAGGTTGCGGGCATTTCGTAATCCTATTTCTTGGCGTTGCGTGCCGAAATGGCCTTAGCCTTAGCCTTGGCATCGGCTTTGGACGATGCGCCCCATGCCTTCAGTGACAGCAGCAGACGGGTCGGCTCGCCGTCCTTGAACTCAGGCCCCGGCATGTTGCCCATGCGCGCCAGGAACGACGCCCTGCGCGGATTGTCGCCAGATTTCACTGGCGGTTTCAGATTCATGCCCTGCGCCTTGGCCGATGCGCGGCCCTTGGCGTTCAATCCACCGCTGGCAGACTGGCCTTCTTTCCGGGTCCAAGCAGGCGACTTAGCCACTACGCTACCCGGTACCAGCTATTCGTCGCCTGCACAAACCGCATGCGGAAGAAATCCTCCGCAGCCAGTGTCAGCGGGTCGCCAAACGCAGCCGTGGCGCCATTCAGGCCCAGCGTGAACGAGGTGATCTGCTGCGATGTCGTGACGAGCACCTCGGTGCCGTCAGGCGTGATCGTGTTCAGTGGCAGAACCACTGTCCCGCTTGCCAGCGTACCGGCAGGCTGAAGCAGCATCCATTGCTGCTGTGCAACCGGCGTGGGAACCGGGATCGAAAACCCTGTGGTGGGCACATAGATATTCGTCGCCAGGGTCGGGGCTGCAAAGGTCTGCTGGAAGTAGGCCAGCAGGGCAGAGACGGGTAGGCGTCGTGCATCACCGTTGTTGGGCGAGTAAACGGCGAACTGGTCGCCGCCTGATACCTGCGTCTGCAGCGGAAGTTGGTAGATCAGCGGCATGATGCGGCCTCAGTAGAGTTCGATCAGACCATCCGGGCCTGCTTCAACAGGATCGACCGGTGGTGTGAGGAAGGGATTGTCGTACACGCGCCACGGCTTGTTGCCAGCGCCCGCAGGCATCGTCCCCGGCAGTTGCTGCGGGATCGGAAACGTGGCCCGCGACAGCAGCGTGTTGTACCCCTGCTTGGCAATCATCATCGTCTGCGGCATGATGGCTTTGCCGTAGCCCGCAGCCAGTCGGATGCCCAGGTTGGTGATGATCGCCTCGTTGGCGCTGTCGGGCACCTCGGACTGCGCCGTGATGTCGCTGAACTGCGGGCTCGACGGCAGCGGGTAGCCCAGGCGGATGCCCTTGGCGTTCCACTCAGCCATCATGGCATCCAGCCGTCTCAAGGCCTGCTCCAGATCCTGCGGCTGCAGGTCGAAGACGTAGCCGGCCATGCCAATCTCGGCAAAGGCGGCTTCGATGTACTGGCGCTTGCTGTATCCCACGTCAGACCTCCCCAATGGCCTGCGTGATGCGGCGCAGCAGCGTTCTGTCACTGGTGCGGCCGTCAAACTTCAGGCCGATTTCCCTTGCCTTGGTCTCGAGTTCAACCCGCGTCGGCGGGGCGTTGTCCTCGGGCACTGCGGGTGCGGGTGCCGGGGTGGGCACCGATGCGGGTGCGGGCGCGGGTGTCGGCGCATTGGCCCGCTCGATTGCCTGATCGGCAGACGTGGACCAGCCCTGCGCCAGATAGGCGTCGTGCTCTTCCAACGAGCGAACCGACAGGTAACGGTACGTGTTCTTGCCGCGACGGAAATTCCCCGGCGACAGGTACACGAAGCGCGGGAATTCCATCACTTGCCTTTCTTCGCGGTCTTCGCAGACTCGCGGAATGCTTTGGCCGTGGGCGCACCAGGCGCACCAGGCTTGCGCATGCGCTCACCGCTGCCGGCCTTGATCCGCTCGCGTTTGGCCGCGATATTCGCGTACAGGCCGGGTTTGGCGGGCTTCATGCTACCTACCCCTTACCCACGCTTCATCGGGGCCTTGGCGGGCTTGCCAGCGGCCTTGGCGGCCTTCCTGGCGGTGTTCATGGCAATGGCAACCGCTTGCTTCTGGGGCTTGCCAGATTTCATCTCCTTGGAGATGTTCTCGCTCATGGTCTTCTTGCCGTAACCTTGCTTCAGAGGCATTTCAGACTCCAGATGTAAATACGCGGGCGGCGACCGGGAACCCCCAATCCACCCGCCCGCGACCATAAAGGCTATCAGCCGATGCGGTAGGTAACGAAGGTGCTGGCCGCAGTCTTGCGGGTGCGGAACAGGCCCGACGTCGCAGTCGCCACAGCGCCACCACCCACCACGGTGTGACCAGAAGCGGCGGCGGTCACGGTGAACGTGTCCGGGCCGGTGTTGATCACGCCCCAGTCAAACGAATCGTTGACAGCCATGTTGGTAATCGCGGTCTCCATCACCGCGCCAGTGTCCAGCGTGGCGGTAACGGCGGCAGCGGTCGTCGAGGTGACGATGCCACCAGTGATCAGCGCAGCCGTCAGCGTGCCGGTGGCATTCAGGGCGCCCGGCGTGGCTTGGCGCGGCGTGCCGAACACCAGCGGCGCGGTGCCGACAGCGTACTGGGCGCCCGAGGGGCCGGCGTTGATGTTCAGCGTTGCGCCAGAGGCGTAGGGGCCGAACACCTGGTAGCCGGTGCCAGTGCCTTCCAGTTGAAGCTGAGTGGGGTAGTTGGGGAAGCCGACGGATTCGAAGACGGAGCCTTCGGTGAGGCCGTAGGCAGCCAGGCTTTGGCCGGCGGTCAGCACGACCTCGGCGGTGCCGTTGGGGGCGATCAAAAGATTGGGCATGATGCTCTCCAGAATGGGGTTGACGAGAAAGGGGCCGAAGCCCCCTTCATTACGGCGTCTGTTCGAACAGCAGGATGCCGCTCATCTCGGGTTGCTTGTTGACCACACCGAACAGGGTGTCGAGGCGGTACTTCGTCTTCATGGTGTTGACGTCGTACTGCTTTTGCATCACCAGTTCGATGCCCTGATCGGTGCTGGCGCGCATTACTGAGGCACCCGCGTCGGTCGGCACAGCGTAGCGACCCGGCAGGATCTCCAGCGCGTCCTTCTGCCAGAAGCAGTTGATCGGCGCGGCATCCACGTTCAGGCGGTTGATCGAGGCAGAGGCACTCGGCGTGACGATGCAGTTCTGATACTGCAGTTCCGCGTCCGTGCCACCCTGGGCCGAGATGATCGGCGGGGTGATGACCAGCGTGGTGTTGCTGGGCGTTGCCACGACGCGGAAGGTCTTCTTGTTGCCCGTAGACTGCTTGGTAATGTGATGGACGGCTTCGATGCCGTCGATCTCGATCGCGTCGCCCGCCACGAAATCCGTGCCCAGCGTGTAAGCCGAGACGGTGATCGTCTGGAAGCGGTTGTCCACGTTGCCGGACTCGCCCGTGCTTGCAACCGTGGTGGCCTTCGGCACCCAGTAGTTGTTTGCAGCAGCGCGAGTGTCCATCGTGCCGTCGGAACCACCCGCCGCGCGGATGCGGTTGGCATAGTCGAACTTGTAGGTTTCGAACCCCGCCACCGTGCCGACGAAACCGCGACGATAGGCTTCATCGCTGATGCGATTGCCAAAGGTGCGGGTTGCCACAGCCAGATTGCCGGCCATGCCGTTGTAGTCGCGGGACGACAGCGCCAGGTAACGATCGAACGCTTGCACGCCCGTTTCGTTCATCAGCGTGTCGCACGCGGCCACGTCGTCGTAGGTGCCGGCAGCGGTGCTGATGGGCACCACCAACGAACCGTAGTTCGCGGCCACAGCCATGATCGCCAGGTTGATGTCCGATGCGAGCTTCTGCTTGGCGGCGTCGCCGAGGCGGCCTTCTTGCAGCGCATCGCGCATTTCCAGCGCGTCCATGACCCACGGCACGGACTTCTTGTAGCCGAGAGTGGCGGGGACGCTAAGCTGCGTCATGTTCTGAAAGTTCAGCGACTGGTCCATGCCATCGAACGACTGCGCGATGTAGGGCATCGGCCGCCAGATGACGTTGTTGGTGCGCTCCATCTCCGTTCCGCTGGTGCGGTACATCGAGACGTGGCGCGAAAGCACGAGCGCGTCGTTGAAGCCTTCGAGGAGGTCTTCGAACGCAACGCGCTCTTCCTTGGAAAAGTTGTTGGGGCTGGCCATGATTGGCTCCTGTGATCAATGAGTGACTGATGCGGCTAGGGCCGCGCCTGATACTCACCAGTCAGAGCCGGCGGACGCTCGTGTGTTGCGCGCTACTGCCGATTTCTGGCTGGCGAGACCTGCGCATGGCGTGAATATACACCATCGCAGGGGTTTGTCTAGCGCCTTGCTGATTCTTTTGCGCGCTGCTGGCGTCTGTAGGCGATAACTTTCGTCATATCACCCGTGCGCTCGGCCTCGGCCCGCAGTCGGTCAAGGTTCGAATCCACAGCGCCGCTGATCGACGCAGTGCCGCGCACGCTGGATTCCGGCGCGGGCGGGGTTTTGCGGGGTTGGACTTTCAATTGCGCCTCCAGTTTTGCCACAGCAAATGCAAATTTCACAGGGTCGGAAATTTTCGCCAGTTCCTTGGCCTTGGCCGGGTTCTTGCCCAGCGCGTACACGATCATCGCGGGGTTGTCCGCGCCTTGCAGCAGCACGCCCTGCTGGACGGTGTTCAGCGCTTCCTGAACCGTGGCCTCGGCGTCCTCGTAGTCGCGGACCTTCAGCGATTGCTTGGCCGCAGCGTAGCCTTCCAGTTTTTCCTGCCACTGGCGCATCTGCTGCTGCTCGGCATGCTTGACGCGAGACTGGAACTCATCGACCTGGCGCTTCTGGTTAAACCAGTTGTCTAGCGCCGCCTCGTACTTGCCCGAGTCGTAATCGAAGTCCTCCAGTTTCGGCTTGGCGCCGAGCTTCGGCACTGCCATCTGAGGCGTCTGCACCTGCTGGAGCTTGGCCTCCAATTCGCGGATGCGCTTCTGATCCTCGCGGTTTTTTTTCCGCAGGTCACGCACCCACTCGGGAGCCTGCTCCTCTTCCTGCGCCGGCTGCTCGTCGCCGATCGTGATAACGACCTCTTCGGGCTCCGGTGCGGCCTCCGCCTCTGGTGGCGTTTCTGGCTGCTCGACCTCCAGTTCGGGCGCCTGCTGGATGTCGTCTTCGATTGCTTCTGCTGTGCTCATTGATGCTCCATCTCGGCCATTGAAGGCTGGCCGGTTGCCTTTAGTACGGCGCTTGTCCGCCGCTTACGTCAGCCACAGATCCGGGAGAACCGAAGCCCTCAGTAACGCCAGAAATGCCACCAAAGTTTCCGCTATCTCCGATCGAACTGCCGCCGGTGTCGCCGATTGCAAAAGTTTGCGCAGGCGCGGCCGCAGCAGGTGCAGCCGCAGGCATCTCTGGCATTTGCGGACCTGCTGCGCCCACCGCATACTGCGCAGAAATCGTGGCCGCAGTAATCGGGTCCACACCTTGCGCCATTAGCGATGCAGCAGTATTTGCGGCATTCATTGCAACCTGCTCATCTGCGCCGCTTGAAAGCGCCATTTGATATGCGTCATTGGCCACAGAGAATCCCATTTCTGGCGAAAAGCCTTGCTGTGCGGGAGCGCCTGCGGGCTGACCGCCTTGGCTCATCAGGC